ATTTTAGAAACTGCATGTAAGCACGAATGTTTCGCGCCAGAATTTTAGAAACTGCATGTAAGCACCAATTAAAATTTCGGGCCTCAAATTTTAGAAACGGCCTGTCGATTAAAGTCCTTGACGTCGACACATCCCCAGGATATGTCGATGGCATGACTAGAACTGCCAGGACACCACGATTTGACCTCGTGCCCCGCAATGAGGATGAACTCGGCCCGCACATGCTGGCGCTGACAGTTTCCCAACGGGCATTCGTATCTGCATACGTGGAGAAGGGTGGACAGAACCAGGCGGAAGCCGCAAGAGAAGCCGGCTACGGCAACACACCCAGCAGTACAGCCAACACGGCCTCCACTCTCCTCCGCAATCCAAAGATACTCGGGGCGATCCGCGAGGAGGCTGACAAGCGATTGAAGTCGGGGGCGATCCTCGCTGCATCAGTCCTGGTAGAGATAGCCATGAACCCGCAGCACCGCGATCAGTATAAGGCGGCTGTCGAACTCTTGAACCGCGCGGGCCTGGTCGTCGAGGGTGTATCTCGGGTGATCGTCGAAGATCACCGCACAGTCGAAGAGATCGAGCGTCGAATTCGCAACCTGGCCGAAAAGGTGGGCATAGACCCGGAGCGCCTCCTTGGTACGGTCGAGGACGTAGAATATGAGGAGGTCGAGAACGAGGACAGTTTGACTGAACAGGTCGAGCGCATTCACGATGCTGGAGACAAGTGGCAGGACGAACAGAAGGCTTTCGACGCAATGCTGGACATAGGAGAGTGAAGAGGATGGGCGCAGTCTTGGCGATGACGTACTTGCTCGTGATCTTCTTCTGGATTTTGGTCTGGTAGCATGGGTCTCGAAGAATACAAGAAGCAGTACATCGATAACTCCGGTGGGAATAATCGTAGGCAGACTATGATGAAGCATACAAAACTAAATCCTCCAGTCGTCGACGAACAGTACAAGGCATCGCTCGTCGCACTCGAAAAGGAATTGCTCCTCGTCGAGAAGCGGAAGACCGAGCAGAAGATTTTGTTCTACAAACCATATGCGAAGCAACAAAAGTTTCATGAGGCTGGTTTGACACACCGGCAGCGGTTGTTGATGGCGGCGAACCGCGTGGGGAAGACCTACTGCGGCGCCGCCGAAGTCGCTATACATCTCACGGGAATGTATCCTATCGACTGGAAGGGCCGGGTTTGGAAGCGGCCGACGCGCTGGTGGGTCTCGGGTATCACGGCACTGAACACAAGAGACATTGTTCAGAAAATGCTGATGGGTACAGTTGCTACAGGTTGGGGAACTGGCATGATCCCGAAAGATCATTTGAACCGCGATGATATGTCTCTCGCCCGCGGCGTCTCTGATCTCTATGATACGGTACTGGTGAAAAACAATTACGGTGGGAAATCGGAATTGATGTTCAAGTCCTACGAGCAGGGGCGTGAGAAGTGGCAGGGTGATACTCTTGATGGCATCTGGTATGACGAGGAACCGCCCGAGGATATCTACGCGGAAGGCTACACTCGTATCGTGCTGAACCAGGGCATGTCTCTCATGACCTTCACTCCGCTGCTCGGCCGCTCGAAGGTCGTCAATCGCTTCCTTGAGAGTCCATCATCTGATATGCATGTCACGACGATGACAATCGAGGATGCCGGTCACATTCCGAAGGAAGAGATCGAGAGCATCATCGCCGGCTATCCGGAACATGAACGTGAAGCCCGGGCTCGCGGTATCCCTCTCCTGGGGTCGGGTGCGATCTTCAACATCCCTGAGAGTCAGATCATTGCGGAGCCCTTCGACATACCGGCGCACTGGGCACTCATATGGGGCGTGGACTTCGGTACTGAACACCCGTTTGCCGCGGTGCTGGCGGCATGGGACCGGGACACGGATACGATCTACGTAATCCACACTGTCAAGATGAAGGATGCGACACCACTGCAACACGTCGAAGCGATGAAGCATGTGCTCAAGGGGTTTGGCATCAAGGTTCCTGTAGCCTGGCCGCATGATGGCGCGCAGCGCAAGGACTTCGAGGGTGCGCTCGTACCGCTCCGCAACATCTATAAGAAGCACGGGCTCAACATGCATGGTTCCCACGCCACCTTCGAGGACGGCTCCAATGCTACCGAGATTGGGGTGCTCATGATGTATGAGCGCATGAAGTCCAACCGCTTCAAAGTCTTTAAGCAATGTAGCGATTGGTTCGCCGAATACCGCATGTATCACCGCAAGGACGGCATGATCGTCAAACAGAATGATGACCTCCTCAGCGCCACCCGCATGGCAGTGATGATGCGCCGGATCGCGAAGCCCGTTCTCTTCTACGGAGACCCACGGAGCCAAGCCCGTTCGACCCCCATGGCCAAGGGACTTGACATGGACCCATGGTCGCTATAATGATACAAAACCTCGTACTCTGGCGCTAAATGTAAAGGTTTCATCACATGGGTGTTTTTGACTTTCTCTTTGGGGGAACGGAGCCGGCAAAGCGGCGCATGCTAAAGGATGTGGATAACTACTGGATGAACAGTCCGGACGAGGACATCCGTGTCGCAGATATGCAGTCTGAAAAGAAGAAACGTCTGGACACTGAAATGGCGGCAGCCAAGGCCAAGCAGAAGATTGGCGAGGATACCAAAGCGAAGTCCAAAAAGGACCAGCCGAAGACCAGTATCTTTGATCGCATATTGGGCGGACTGCAGTAAGCCATGTCACATGAAGAGGATATGGTCAGCGAGAGCATGCAGGAGTTTGGTGCCCTGCAACAGAAGCGCTATGTCTTCAATTCTCACTGGGATGAAGTTGCGGAGTTGGTTCTACCAACCTCCCGCAACACTTTCAATGTGGGCTCATTCGAAACTCCGGGTCAGAAGAAAACTGATCGCCAGGTCGATGCAACTGCGTCCCTCGCGCTCTCCCGGTTCAGTGCAATTCTTGACAGTCTGCTGACACCACGGAATTCTTTTTGGCACGGGCTCAATGCTGATAACCGCGATCTTGCAAAACTGCGGGATGTCAAACTCTACTTCGAAGAGGTAACTCGGACGCTGTTCAAGGAACGCTACAAGCCGACTGCCAACTTCGCTTCTCAGAACCTCAACACGTACGTTTCCCTTGGCGCCTTCGGCAATGGCAGTGTCTTCATCGACCGCCTTCGTAGTCCGGAGGGCGGCCGCGGTCTTCGCTACAAGTCTGTGCCTCTCGGTGAAGTGTTCCTGCGAGAAAACTTTCAGGGCATGATCGACGGCTTCTGCCGGTTCTTCCGGCTCACCAAGAAGCAGGCGTACCAGCAGTTCGGTGAAGAGAACTTGCCAGATCAGATCAAAGCATCAACAAACGAGAACGGCATCTTCGATTTCCTTCATCGGGTGTATGCGAAAGATAACTATGATCCCGAACGGTATGATTTTCAGGGGATGCCCTATGGAAGTTGCTATATCGCCCTGAGCGGGAGGAAATTGATCAGTGAAGGTGGGTATCGCACTTTCCCGATGCCTACAACCCGCTATGATCAAACTCCTGGCGAAGTCTACGGCCGTGGGCCTGCGATGCAAGTGCTGCCGGCAACGAAGACTTTGAATGCGGAGAAACGTGACTTCCTGGTCCAGGGACACCGTGCGGGCACTCCAGTGCTCCTCACAACTGATGATGGCATGGTGGATTTCTCCATGCGTCCGGGAGCCCTCAACAAGGGTGGCTGGTCGACAGAGGGCAAGCCGCTGGTTGGCGCACTGCCAGCCGGAAACATTCAAGTTACGAAAGAGATGATGGACGAGGAACGTTCCCTCATTAACGATGCCTTCCTTGTGACGTTGTTCCAGATTTTGACGGAAGCCCCGCAGATGACGGCAACGGAAGTGATAGAACGCACAAATGAAAAAGGCATCCTTCTGGCCCCTACAGTGGGCCGGCAACAATCAGAATACCTGGGACCGATGATCGAGCGTGAACTTAGTGTTCTAGCCGGTGAAGGTCTCCTCCCTCCCATGCCCCCCGTATTGAAGGAAGCGGCCGGTGAATACTCTGTGGTCTATACCTCTCCGCTCGCGAAGGCGATGCGCGCACAGGAAGTCGCGGGCTTCAGCCGCACCATGGAAATGATCACGGGTATCGTGAACATCACCCAAGACCCGGAACCCTTGGACAATTTCGACTTCGACATCATCAGTCGCGAGGTCTCTGAAATCCAGGCAGTTCCGGAAAGTTGGATGGCTGATCCGAAACTTGTTGAGATGAAACGTCAGAAACGCGCTGAAATGCAGAAAGCTCAGATGGAAATTCAGGCGGCGCCCGCCGCGGCTGCCATGATGAAGGCTCAGGCGGTGCAGGAGAAATCAGGAGTAAAACAAGGAAAGTAGCGTGGAGAAAATTTTTCAGTTCCTCGTCGACAGGAAGAAAGCCTACCAACTGACTTTTAGATACGATAACCCGGCTCAGCGCCAGGTTCTCGAAGACCTTGCCGGCTTCTGCCGCGCGAGCGAGAGTTGTGTCATTCCAGGTGATCATGACAGAACTCTGCTGTTAGAAGGGCGCCGTGAAGTGTGGCTCCGTCTTCAACAGCACCTACACCTATCACCAGAACAACTCATGGAACTTTATTCAAGGA